TAGCTTCGGCTAAACCGCCACTCATAATCGATTGGCTATTTTGGGTTGCTAGTTTCTGGTTTTGGATTTGTACTTTAGCGGTTGGCCCCGCACTAGTCTGGATCTTTGAGTTACTACGCCCAGACCGACTAGTGCGTGAGCCAGAACCGCCATTAGATAATTCTGGCATTAGTTAGCCCCTTAATATTCTGTATAGCCTGATTGTTTGCCACGGTTTAAACCCCGTAGTTTAAGGTCGTAATCTCTTTTGTTAGCTTCGTAGCCGCCATATGAGGACATACCACCTGTTATAGAACCAATCGCACTTGCGTTGGCGTTAGCCACTGCGGCAGCACCTTGGCTATAAGCTAGTGTTGTTTGATTTAGATAACCTTGCTGCCCTGCCCTTTTAGAGGCTTGTAGGGATTCAATTTGATTAATCCTGCTCTGCTCTATACGGCTTATATCCATGCCTGATGTATAGGATTGATCAATTCGTAGTGCCGTTGCGGAAGAATTAGAAGCACCCATTTCACCTAGAAGTACGGACAATGAACCTAACTCTCTGTGAGATAGGCGAACACGGTCTGATACTTCAGTGTCATAAAGATCATTAGATTCACGTTGTAACCTAGTGTTTTCTTTCTGCACTAATGCAAAGTTACCTGCTTCCGCTTCATAGGCACGTTCAGTAGATTGTTTAGCCACCTTTGCCTGTTGGGAAGCGGCTGCTACCCCAGCTACCGCTGAAGCGACAATTGCTGTGACGCACATAATTACTCCTGCCTTGTCATTTCGTTGAAGAACCCTATCCACCGTGCGCTTGTAACTGTGCATGGTAGGTACGAGGGGTTAATTAGTTGGATTTTTACTGTTGTTCCATCAGATCTTATAGGTGCATCAAACACACCATTTAGTAGATCAGGCGATGCTTGTATAGAACCGCCAACAGTAGATCCATTGAACGTATAAGTTTTAGGAGGACGCAAATGTGGGGTTACTATGGCCTGTAAAAACGCTGAGTCTTTATAGTCAAAGTAGATACGTTTAAGCTGAAGCCTTCCTGTAGTTACTGTTGCATTATCCTGCCCTTCTCTAAGGTATTGCTTAGATAACTCAACAGACATTAGGTAGTTTATTCCTAAGTATACTGGTACTCCTGACTTGTCCCCAGCTAACGTAAACTTACCTTTGAAGAATCCGTTACCAGCATTAAAGCTAGGTGTAACAGTAAGAGGATTAATAACAATACCCTTAGATCCAGCGGGTGCGTTTTCCGTAGTCGTGACGGCAGTCATCTTTGTAAAGTCTAAAGGATACTCACTGACAAAAGTTGTTACTTGTGTCGATGAATCATAAGTACCTACTATGTACTGCAATGCGTCAAGCCTTACTGGGTACTTAAACTGAGCGGGTTTCTCGTTTTCATTTAAAGAGACCTTCTCTACAATTAGCGACCCGCCTCTTGTGAGGGCTATGTATATGTGACCATCTAAGTTAGTGAAGTTTTGGATTATAGTTCCTGTACCAAAAGACCACTTACTCCAAGATGATTGTGCTTTCTCTTCGCCATTCCAAAAGGTTTTGTAAACGTATATAGAGGAACGATCTGTCCCACTAAGGGCCATTATTGTTCCCGTCACAGTGTCACTAACTAAATGAGTTATAGGTGCGGGTATGTAACCAGAAGCGTGAATAAGAACATCGTTAGCCGTGTGTCCAACCGAAGTGTCACTGTAGTAATATTCAAACAAAACCGCACTACTTCCGCTCTTACTAGCAAAATAAAGTTCATCCCTAAATCCTAAAGGTCGGCACAAATGCTCAGATGTATACTTAGTCGCAACATCAATTTGAGCCGTTGTTGGAGTGAGGGCTTCATTACTAGTTAACTCAAACTGTGCATTATCCGAAGAACAAAACAGAGCCTTGCGAAACGGAACAATAGCCCGTATTCGGTTAACAGAAGAAGTTGAGGCTGTCCTACCAAATGGGTCAGAATCAATTACCTGACCGACAGTTTTAGGCCAGAAGTTTACATAGTCTCCTGCTGCGGAAAAGTAAACAGTTTCATCAGCCGCAATAGCTAGACGATCACGATGAAAAGTTAAGTCAGATATTTGGTTGCCCACGAAATCTGGAGAAGGAATAATAGCTTCTGCCGCTGCTCCTGTTGCTCCAGTGTTGGGACGCTGTGTCCAACTTGTGTACATTTGAAAAGTGAACGTACCGTCTGCATTTCTAATTAGCTGGTGAGGCATCGTGTCATGCTGAAAAGCCCCAGAACTATATATAGCTACAGTTTTTAATCGATTAGCTATAAAGGTTGTGTCGCCAACAGTTGCAAAAGATAAGTCCTGAGAAGGGTTTGGTGTAGCTAAATAATTTAATGCTGTTGAACCTGCTGTCACTGTATGAACAGTACCTGTAGAACCATAGACCTTTATTGTAGCCTGTGCAGAACTACTAGTTGGGTTTGACACGCCATTGTATCCAATGACTACTAAATACTTTTCATTAGAGTCGCGCTCATAGCTATAAAAAGCATGGTCGCTATATGTTAATAATGTTTCAGCGAAAAATTGAGTACCCGGTCTTTTGCTGAACCCACCTGAGACAACAGAGAACATAACATTCTCAGCATCTTCTACCTGACCGGGCAGTCTTACAGTACTTGGTTGACGACTTACGCCTTGGTACATGGTACGGAGGGTTTGTTCGACCAGTTTACCCATGATTATCTCCCGTAAAGTGAATGGTTTCGGCCTACTACATAACGACAATAAGGACTGTCAGTCAGAGCATTAGAATCATCAGCCTCTGCTTCTGCGTCCATTAATGCTGCATAGGCTTCTTCCTCTGCGCGAACAGCAAATTGATCAGCAGCTATAGAGCCTAGTTCCGATTCTTGGAATCTTCTGGCTGCTTTAGCTGTTATGTAAAGCTGAAGTTCAAGCGTTAAATCGCTTATGTCACGTTCCCAAACTATGTCTACAGTAAGGGCTTTATCAAAGGTAAATTTGTGCTTGTCTACATCGTATAGATGAAATTGATTTAGGTATTTTCTAACAGACACGTTTATTTGCTTGTCAGTGTCTACCGTGTCAATACGGAGAACAGCGGCTGACAAGGGGATTGTTTTATCGGCTGTTAAACTTAAAAGGTAACTACGCTCTAGATTACACAGCCAGCCTTTGGCTTGTATTTCGCGTGATACCCTGTCTAGAATTCGTTCTGCTGACTCTGCATCGGGCAGACCAGAAGATAATGATGATACTGGATCTTCGCCAATTGACTCAAGGATCTGATTGACGGCATCGAGTTTGGTTAACATAAGAACCTCGTAGATGAAAAAAAGCCCCACCATAAGGTGAGGCTTGTAGTTCTAATTAAAGAACGTGTAGATTATGAAGCTGCTGAAGTTAATTCAATAGCACACTCAGGACGTAAAGTACCGTGACCTGTCAACATCTTGGCAACCAAGAAGTCTTCAAGGCGGCGAGTGTCACGCTCTGATTCAAAGCCAATATCCATTAGCTTAACGGTTGCCACGGCATCCGCAGTCCAGATACAACCAGTAGTAGTTCCGTAGTTTGCGCGGTACTTTGAGTACACGCCAGCAGCAGACGTTTCGTCTGTGTTAGGCATGTTCAAAGACTTAACTACTTGAACACCATCGATGTTAAGAGTTTGAGCGCGACCTTCAATACCACCAGCACCTGAGTGACGAAGGTCTTGGTCTAATACTAAGAACTGACCGTTAGCGTCTTTAGCGAACTTGATCTTGTTGAAAGTCTCAGCAGTAACAGACATATAACGCGCCTGTTCTTCTGGTACTGACAAGTTGAAGAACTTTAAGTTAGCTAGACGGATCGCATCGATCCACTCAGCACCTGTAGTGCTAGAGCCAAGACCAAAGATCTTGTCGCCACCGGGGAATGGGCCATCAGCGGCAGTACGAGCAGCCATGATGATTTGACGGAATACGTTCTTATCGAACACACGCGCTAATGCACGACCCATCTGGGCAGAGTACTCAGAGCGTACATCGAAGTGTGACAACATAGTGTCAATGTCCGATACAGCAGTGTGAGATACTAAGATGTCATCGATAGTAATTG